CGCCAGCCATTTGATCCATAATATTAGCTTGCCCTTGTTGCTGTGCTTGCAATTGAAACTCCGCTGCTCTTTGGTCAACCGTTAGGTCTTCCATAGTGTTTTCTAAATTAGCATATAAGTTAGATGTATCAAGTTCAGCGTATTGATTTTTAAACATATCGTACTCTTCTTGGGCCGCTGCTTCTTCTCTTTTCCTTTTGCCACTACCTATAATACCGCTGGCAATACCAGTAAGTCCTTTTACCGTACCGCCTATTGCTTGCGTCAGTGCGCCTGCTGCCTGTGGTGGGATCATAATTTTATTGTTTTATAATTTATTATTACGTGTTATTTGCTGCTCTCAAATATCTCTGAGCCTACAGAAAACAACTCTGATTTGTTTAATGAATCGTTCCTAAGTTCAACTTCTGCAAAATATCCTAATATACCGCTTGTATTAACTTTATTATCTTTAGTAAATAATATAAACGATGCAGCTGTTGGCCTAACCGTTTGTGGAGCTATGTTACATACAATTGTATTTGCCCCGTAGTTTATTGACGCCACATCACCTATTTTCACAACGGTTGTACCCATTGGATCGTTAGTGTAATATAGTATATCTCCAATTTGTACAGATACTTGTATGGGACTGCTAAATGTTAATGTTATTTGATCCATATTATGGGCATGTTATCGTTGGGTTAAGAGCAGGTGGATTTCCATCACCTGATATTAATGAAGCTGGTGGCATTAGTCGAGCACATTGCCCTGTAACAACCCCTCCCGCGGGTACTGTTTCTTGTGTAATTGCGCCAGTGTCACAATCAGCATATTCATATACGGAGTCTACAGTTCCTTGTGAATTGTCAAAATCAAGCGCAGCACATACGTACGTTTTAGTAATGTAAGTATCAATATCATTTGTAAGTGCGTAACTCATATTCTGTACACCTGTAAATGGCGAAGTAATATCAACCCTAAGTGTTAAATCAGAACTTCCTGAATTTAGTAGCTTCGCTCCTTGAGTTATTGTAAAATTACCATCGGCTTCTGTTTTTGTAAAATCGGAATCAACTAAAGAATTAGTATCTGTCCATGCTATAGTGAAGTCTGCTAAAGGTGAAATAGTAATATCATGCGTCAGACTGCCGCTTTGTGTAAAGTTATAACTAGCGTCTAAAGCCAATGGCGTAGGGTTAGTAACTGAAAGATCAGTATCACCAGAGGTTATTGTTCCGCTTAATTGAATAGAAGTAATAACTCTTCTTTGGAAAACTATTGGATTAGGCTGATTAAAATCAGGGCTTAAATCCGTTCCGGGAACAACAAATGTTAAATTATGTGTTTGGGCCGATGTTACCGCTGGGAATGTTATAGGCACAAGCTCTTGACCAGACGGTAATACACCTGTAATAGCATTTGTGCCGTTAGAAAAAGTAGCACCATTATCTATTGTTAAAGAATAATCTGCTCCTTGAACACCTGTTATAGCTAGATTCCTAATCGTTTGCGCAGCTGGGACCGTTGTATTTATTGAATACCCAGTTACATATTCTAAAATAACAGGTATTTCGATAGCGTGAGCGTATACATCTATTTCATCACCGATATGATTTACAAAAGGATATGTGTAGTCTGCATTAACTCTTATAGCGGTTAATCTATTATTTGAATCAAATACAGATGCTGAAGTATATAAATTGTAATCAGTAGGGTCACCAGTTCTAAGAGATATAGTTGGGGTAGATTGAAAGTAATAACCTGCGTCTGCTTGTATAAGCTGCGATAATATTTCTTCTGTGCTTTCAGCGGGGCCTGAATTAGAATAGCCAACAATGCTAGTCAGCGGCGTGGCATTTTGTGTATCATAAAATACATCGCCATCTATTGTCACCCCAAGTTCTTGAGCTGCCCCACGCATACATATTTTTATATCAAGATTGTAGTTAGGCATAGTTGCTGTTGTCACAAAAACTACTGTCAATATAACGTTTTCTCCGTCTTGTGTAAAATAAGAGTTAGGCACATCTACCTCTGGGTTTGATGAAATAACCGTAAAATTACTTGCTTCAATCTCGTAACCCTGATTAGGTGTTATTGTTAATACAGCTTGAGGAGCAACACTGCTTATTAAACCTCCGCCTGGTATTACAAATTCTTGCGATGTTACCGTAAAATTATCTATTGCTACTATATTACTCATTATGGTATTGGATTTACGGGTTGACCTGTATATATGTCAATAGTTATTAAAGTTCCGATTGTAAACGCTGTACAAAGTATTTGTTGTGCGTTACCGTCAAATATATTAAACCAAAGAGCGCTGCTGTGGCAATTAGGAGTCGTAGTGCCGGCGTTGAACGTTCCGCATTCCATAAAGAATGTTATTTGACCATTGCTTGAGTTTTGCGCTAAGGTTTGAGCATCTGCTTCACTTATTTTGAAAGCGCTATATCTATCGCTTGTGCTTCTAACTGTTCCTTGAGGCGTGTAATATTTTTCGTTACCAGTTGGGGTACCCAAGTCAGGCGTTGGATTCCCGTCGCTATCAACATAGGTTGTTCCACCACCACCAGTGTTAGAAATATGAACTCTACCAATTTCTATAGCATTACCCGAATCTCCCGCGGCAAATATATTAAATGTACCTCTACTGCAAGTATGCCCACCTGAAGCTGGTGAGCCACACACCGTGGTTGACACGCCGGTGCTAGGATCTACCCAAACACCTTGCGACTCGTTGGTAGAAACATACCTACCTATTATATCTAAGTTAGTTAGCAAATTAGCTAAACCTTCTACGGTTACATTTTGTGTAGCTGTATTAGGCGGATTATCCGGATCGCTTACAACCAAATCAAAAGAGTATGGTTGGGCATCTGGGACTGTGCCTGTTACAACAGCGGTCCCGTCTCCGTTATCAGTAAGTGTCAACCAGCTTGGTATATTACTTGAAGTTATAGTTAATTCCGCACCAGTGTGATCTGCGTCAGCTACTCCGACATTATAAATATACGTATCACCTATAGCATACGATGTAGTCGGAGGAGTTGTTGTAAAGTAAGGAATATCCGCAACTGGATCAACCTCGATTGTAACTGTGCCAACATTGCTTATAAGTTGTGATCCATTAAATGTATCAGTCGCTGTAAAGTTAAACGCACCAGCATCACCGTTAAAGTTCGCGTTTGGAGTGAAAGTAACAATACTGCCATTTATAGTTAATGTACCGTCATTCGTGTTATCTGCTACAATATCATATGTAATAACCCCAGCTGGTATATTATTGTCTGTAGTTAAATTAGCAAGGTCAATTGTTGGACAGCTTGTGCAATCCTCTATAGAGGTTAAGTTGCCGTTCATTACATAAGGAGCAACCCTAGCGACAAAGCAAGAAGGATCAACCTCAACATGCAAAATAAATGAACTCTGTGTGTCACCTGATATTTCAGCTCTACCAATGCCCTGCATTGAAAATTCAGAAGCATCTAGGTTGTTATCTAAATTAGTATTAAACTCAGTGCCAATACCTTTTATGTAATTAAAGTATTTGCCTTCCTTATCTAAAAATTCTTTAACACTTCCTTCTTGTAGATTTGTTTCTATCAAACTTGTGTACCAGCCAGGAGTTGATACTTCGTTTGTAGGATTATAATTAGGATTAGCTTGCAGTTCAGCTAAACTAAATGTCTGCACCTCAGGTTTTCCCTCAACTTGGTATCTGTATTCTCTAGATTCTGTACCCGAGTAATTTAATGTTTTATATTTTTTAACAATATTTGGCTGGTCATTTATTAGAAATCTAACCGAGCTATCATATTGAACACCATAAAAATTATTTCTTGTAGCGCTTGTTGCTCCATGCTCCCAAATCTTACCGTTTTTAATACTGTAATATTTGTTATTTAAAGATATAGCTCCTTCGGGTATAAAATCTTTACGAGAAGTCCAGCCTTTAACGTCTTCTTTAAAGGAAATAGTGGTTCCAGTTTGAGTTAATGACGGATTAAAATAATTGAGTTTAAGCTTATCTTTCCATTCATCTGTAAGATTATTAAGCGTAAGGTTATAAACGTCCTTATCGTCGTCATATGAGCCTAATAACACGCTTGATGAGTGTAAGTTATCAGCAAAGAAGTCACGCATGTTGGCTGCTGAAATTTCTTCTAGCCCATTACGCGATAACCTTAAAACAACACCTCTGTTTTTATCAGTAAAATATGCCCTAAACCCATAGGTAGCAAAGCTTTCTGGGTTTTTAGATATGCCATATTCACCAATAAAAGGTATTGCTTGTCCTAACACAGCTGTATTACCTACAATGTTTGTATTGCCATCTGCATTAAACAACGCGTCTTTATTCGCTAGCACCTTAAGAACTTTATCTTCACAGAAAGCAATTAAGTCCGTATCTCTTGAGTGCAACTTTTGAACACTTGTATAATACGGGTTTAAATCTTTAGTTATTGGCTCTGCAGCTATAAACTGATTTAATCTATTAATACCAGAAGTGGAATTAAATATTTGCGAGAATATTAAACCTGTGGCTTTTGTTTCTTCGCCATACGCTTCGTCTAAAACAGTTGAAACAACAGGGCCTTTGTCTATGCGTGTTGCATTAAAATCATCACGTATACGATCAGATTCTACACCTTGCCCAAAAGAATAGCAATTAAACCAATCTAGTTTTTGTAATGGCTGGTGAGCAGCCATAGTAGTGCCTGCATTTTGTATTTCATATATATCGCTAGCTGAATAATATAAGTCTAAATCAACAGCCTCCTTTGGATATGTTTCAAATATAGCAGGATTGTTAGATGTGTATGTATCCGCATCTACCGCATATAGTTTTAAAAATTCTACACCTGTTCTTGTTGGATTTGCTTGGCCAGTATTAATAGGTGGTAAACCCACAGACGTGGCTATAGGTTTATCTATTTTTATATTCCATCTTACAACTCGTCGGCTACCATATTTACCAGAACCGTGTCTACCAGTTCTTCTGCTAGCAACACAGTACGCTGAGCGATAGCTCATTGTTATATTGTAAGTATGAGAATCAAGCTCTTTGTCTGGATCGTCTGTAATTCTAAATGTACTGCCTGCTGTGTCTAGCGATTTAGCAAAACCTATATGATGCGCGGCGCTTGGTTGATTGGTTGGCCAATTCCACCAAATACCTTGTCTATTGTAGAAAGCTTTAGATTGTTTCCAGGGATTACCAAATCCGTGAAATGATATGGTTAAATTTCTAGACCCTACATTTATCCCTAATCCTTGATATGGTCGATCGTCTTGATTACCGCGCTGATATTTAACATCAGAACCCGCTCTTCTTCTTACATTTAATGGATCTGATTTATCCCAAAACCACCCTTTGCTATTGTCCGGCGCAGTGTCCCTCCAAAAACTACTCTTACCACTTTTTTGTATATAAGCTACTTCTTTTTGGTATTCTATAGTTAACTGAGCGTCTTGAGCCTTTTTGATTATGCGTTGCTCTAAAGCATTATCTTTATATATTTTTACAAAAAACCTACCTTGGTATTCAGGTTTATTTTCAGATCTAGATTGATATATTGCTATATCTAAAGGCACACCTGTTTGTCCTTCTGGTATAAAGTCTAAGCTGTCATCAGTGGGGAATCTAAGCTGAACCCTATATATATTACCTTGTTTTTTTATCCATTCTATTTCAAAATAATCAGATATATTTGAACCAGAAAGTATTCTACAAGAAAGATTGTTCTCTTTGTTTAAATCAGCTAATCCACCACCGGATCCTGTGCCGTCTTCTTTACCGTCAAAATCATCTTCGGGTATTTCAAAAAACCCTTTGTTAACTTGAGGGTATCCCGACCCTGTAAACTCTGTAGTTTGCCTACCAGCTTGGTGCCTTCTTATTTTAACAGCATCTGGTGCTTCGTTTGATATAGCTAATATCTTATATCTAGCGGTTTCTTCAATAAACGAATTGTTGTCGTGCTCTTTTTTAAGCTCTAAAAACGTTTCTTCGTCAACTTTATTCCTGTCAGCAGACGGGAAAGACAACCATACACTACCATCTTCTGGCAAGTAAAACCTATCTAATGCTAAATTATAATACTCGTTAGATGTTTCTTTTACATAAAACTTATAATGTGTTGCCCACTTTGGCGGGTTTGAAAGCATGCCTATCTCTATAGTATTGTATAGGTCTGCAAATTCTTTTGCTAATGATCTACCACCGCTATCATTTGTAAATACCGGTGTTTGTCTGCCGTATTGGTCTAAATATACCACACCCATTTGGTAGGTACGCATAGACTTTAAAGATGGCACTGGCGTAGAACCGTCGGGATCCGATGATATATTTATAAATTGCCCCGGGTTATCTGGGTCTTCAATTATATCTTCATTTTTCGTAGGATCATGCACAATACTAAACTCAAAGTTTGGTATAACCTCACCACCAGCAAAGTCAACCATGTCAAAGTTTTGTGTGTAGTTACCATATATAATTCTATTCCCAGTAATTTCTTGGGCCAACGCTTTTTTAGGAACGTTATCATAAGGTCTTAGCAATTGGTTAGACGGCAATAAAGAAGATATAAGCTCTGTCTCTATTTTAATTCTGCCGCTATAGCCTGTCGCCCCGCCTTCTTGGTAGCTAGTGTCATTCCATTGATTATATGATTGGCCAGGTAAATTTGGTGCAGTTTTTTCTATAGTATCAACACGGTATACATTAGTACTGTTTGATTCTTTGTAAAGTATATCTATTGCTATTACATCATCAGGAATATCAGGAGTAATAAAGTCCCTTATTTCAAGTACACGTATATTATTTGTCATAGCTAAGTTATAGCCATCAACACCTGTATACTCAAATTCATCACCTGGTATAAATGCTATCTCTGTAAAAGGCGAAAATGTTGAAAATTGATTGTCATCGTATTTATAACGATAAGCGAAGCGAGGAAATTTAAACTCAAATAATGGATCGTCTTGTTCAAGTGTAACATCAAATCCTTGAGGTCCAGTCGGAAGATCTTCGCCGACGCTTTGAAGTTCGCATATAGCCTGAGCCTCTGAAACAACCTGAGTTACTTTTACCCGCGCTTGAAATTCTCTAAGAAAGTTGTCGTCTGGATCTTGTATGGTTAATAATAAAAAATCGCCAGCTATGTAATCTACAGAGTTTGTCCAGTTTAAAGTTATAACAGTCCCGAAGTCCATTGAGATTGTTTCATCAGGATCATCATTTGGGTCTGTTGACAACGTGTTAAATTCAAAGGTTGTAGTTGTCTCTATTTCTCCGTCTCTAACAGTATTCTTTTTATATATAGTTGGCCGTAAAAGAGGCGATTTTTTTATAACAGTAATATCAGCTTCTATGAAGTTTCTGCCGAATATTTGGGTGTGTGTAGCAAAATCAGATGAACCCTCTTTAAATTTTTTTATTTCAATTTTTTTAGGCTCTGTTTGATTGTCTGTAAAAAATAAAAACCCTTCGAGTATGTTTACACCCGTAATTAAAAAGTTTTCATTAAACCTAAGTATACCGTTCTTGTCTACTAAAATAGGAAAAACAACATCTCTTATTTGGTCATATTCAACAATAGCATCTACGCTCTGTGATGTAATAAACCAATATATCTTTTCTGTGGTTGCATCTTTTACAGTGCCTATACATTTAGCGTCAGCAGGTATATAAGCCAGCCCAGAAGCTGCCCATGTGGTATGCAGAGTGGTTATATCGTTTAAAGTACGATTTACCATTTCAACATTACCAACTAATGTCTGTAACGCACCAACGTCTGAGCCTTCGGATGTAGCTACCTCTAGGTTTAACGCATCCCTATACTCGCCATTTGGAACTAAACGCTCATCAAGGTCTTTATTCATTTTGCCCTTGAGAAACGTATGAATCAATTCTGGCATATTCTAGTGTTTTATTTGCTTAGACTTGCCACGCATAACCTGCGTCAGCTCTTCTAGCTTAATATTTGATAACCTTAACTTAGCATTACGCTTTGACGCTCTTGCTTCTTTTTTATACCTTTGCACGATGTACTCCGGCGTGGTTGGGCGAGTAGAGACTATAGCGTATGCTATATATTTGTATAAAGCGTCTTCTGCAAACTTATGGATTTTACTTTCTTCATCAGTAGCAAGTCCATCTGACACATACTTTATTGATATTATTTGTCCTACTATATTTGAACTGAAGTGCATCACCCCTCTAATAGGGTCTATAAAAAATACACCATTACTTTGCGAATGCTCCGGATCTAATCCGTATCTACGACCTTGCGAAGCGCCTTGTATAAGATCAGCGTTGTTCATATTTTGAAAATCTGTTTCTGGCGTACTGCCGGATCTTTCTGATTTTCTAAATCTTTTAAATGTTTCTGAAGGCGTAGCGGTAACTATTTCTCTACTTTGCTCGTCGAATATATATTCATATTCGTTATCTTGTACGTATGGCAAAGGATCGCCTGTTTTTCTTGCCGGGTACAATATTCTTTCAATACCAGATTCATCTGTCATCGCTACTTTTATGTAGCCAACAAAATCTTGTGGCAGCGGTACGTATAATGTAGGTCCAACCTCAACTTCAATCCATTTGGATGATGGCAATATATCAAAACTCATTTCAGCTAATCCACGTTGTGCATGGAAAGCTACATCAGTTCTTTTAATTTTACTAATCAGCTTATTCTCACCAACATAAGATATTATAAAGTTATTTATAATGTCTTTTAAAGAAACAGCCTGGTAATCACCGTAATTTTCATCGTAACTATTCCATATGCCATCCGGCCCTAAATAGTACTGCTCATTATTTTGATATAGTAAACCCATCTATTATGCTTTTTCTTGTTGTGTATTCTTAATTTCTTCACCGGCGGCTATTTGATACATTTGAATATCTTTAACAACTAGCCCGGCTAATTCTAATACTTTTATTACAAGCTCAGTTTCTTCTGACGGATGTAATTCAAAGTCTTGCGAGTATGTAGCGTCATATAGCGCTTCGCCATATACCATTTGGTATCTCCATTCAACCTTAGCTGGCTTACGTATATAATTACACTTTACAGCGGAAGTTAATTCGGTATTACCATACACGTTAATATTACCGTTTTTTGATATATATATCGGGCGTATATTTTTAGGCTTAGTTAATGGCGAAGAGTTAATATATAAAAACTCATTTCCATTAATTCGCTCTGCTTCTATATCTTCGTTAAGAGTTTGTCTATATATAGTAGGATTCTCTTCCGGAAAGTTTGCCGGCTGAGTAGGCGAAGGGTAAAGATCCCTTATGGTAGTGTTTGTAAATATAACAGTACCAAGCCTGTACATATCTGTAGGGAGTGGAAAGTAGCTATTTGTTTCGTCGTATGTTAGATCTCCCTGGGTTTCGAATATAGCTATTTTTTTATTCAGTATATCAAGCATGTCCGAGTACTCCGTGTCATTACCAGGTGTTCGGCCAAATTGATTTATATCATAAAAATACTGCTCAAATAAATCTAATTGAGCCTGATTTGCAAATAAATTAAATTCCTGAGGCGTAACATACCCTCGTTGTTCTTTATTGAGTATGCCTAATACTCTTTGATAAACAGTATCTATACTTACGCTCATATTTTTTTTATTTATAGTAATTAGGCCACCCATAAGATGGCCTTACCACTATGAGTGACTATTTAAGTCTTTTTTCAATTGCTTTATAAACTTCAACGCCTTCGTCTGTTTTAAACCATGCTGCTAATGCAGAATATGGGTTTTCATCAAAAGGAACAGTCATAAGCTTTCTATCGCCGTCTCCATATGTAAATGTTCTTTGGTCTTGCGATAATTTTACTATGCCGTTTTCAACAGCTTTAATACCAAAGTTTCTTAATTGCACGTTATCATCATTTGCTAATTCAACAAACAATAATGGATTGCGTTTTGCAAATATTAAACCGTCACGTTTTAACTCGCTGCTTGACAGCTCGTTTACTTTAGACCCAAATTGAACTCTTAATATAGCTTCTATTTGGTCAATGTCTAATGCTTTAGCTAAGTTGAGTGCAGTTATTTCAGCTTCAATCCAATCTAATTGATTCGCAGCTTGCTGCTGAGGTTTATACTCTTCCCACACCTCGTCTTTCATAGGGTGGTACAATGATAACAGCTTTTGTAATACTTGGTTTTCTTTTGGAACATTCAATGCTCCATTTCTAAAAACAATACGCCCTAACGTTGCCGGTCCTTTTTGTTCATCTACAAAGGGTGATGGTTGGTTAGTTGCATATTTTAATTCTCGTTGATACCCTTTATCAGCATCAAACCAAAGTAATGGTTTTCTTGTGCTGTGTTTAGATGGTACCGTAAATACTAATGGACGCTTGTTGTTTCTAAGCGTATATAGTCTATCTTTAACTTCCCAAGATTGCTCTACAACCTCGGTTTCTTTCTTTTTTGCCATGATATAATATAATAAAAATGTTAAAAGTAATAACTACCCCCGTCAGTTCAACGAGGGTAATTACTACAAAGGTTTTAGCTTGTCGCTTTCAACAATACGAAGTTGTTAGCAGCTTGAACACACAACGCTCTTTCAGATAAGAAGTGTACGTTCATTTCGTCAGCGTCAGAAGTATAGTTACCTCCTACTGATCCAGTCACCCAAGACTTCATTCTACGGTCATCAGCTTCAGAAGCTCTGTAGCGGATATGTAGGAATGGACGTGAGATGTTCTTTCCGAGTTGCTGATCGTAAACTGTAGAAGTACCAGCAGGAACTAGTACACCTTCAACATCTGCAACTAATCCACGAGTTGTAGAATCGTTTAGATATTTCCAGTCAGTTTTATAGAAATCGTAAGAACCTCTACGGAATCCTGAGAAACCTAGGTTAAGTGCCATATCTTCTGAATTGTCAAATACACCGTAAGATGTACCTCCAGCTCCAAGGCCATTTTGTTGTGCTAGCATATTATCGATAGACAAAGAAGTTGCGCGATCTAAGAAAAGCATGTTTTCTTCGATTGATCCTTGCTTGTCTAGCTCAGCCAAAATAGTGTCAAAGTCAGCCATACCTGGGCTTAGTTGGCCAGCTGGCGCAACCGCTCCAAAGTCAGCATCAGTATAAACTAATCCTCTATCTTCAAGAGCAGCAAATAGACCTTCAGATCCAGTTACGTTTGCACCACCGCCAAATCCAGCAGCAGCAGTAATATCACGTACATTACCTGCACCATCTGTTGATTTTTCTGCTTCAACCATAGCCATTTCAAGTTGATCTTCGAAACGGATACGAGCTTCATGCTCAGACTTTAAGTACCAAAGGTAGCCAGAAGTTCCAGCTTCAGTAGTTACTTCTACCCAACCAATTTGAGCAACATCAGAACCATTTACATTATACTTGTCACGCAAGATAATTGGTTTGTTGTTGAAAGTTGTGAAAGAAGCATCAACTGAATTACCAGCTTTTTCAGTTCCTTTAGCGTACTCAGAACCGTAAACAAATACTTTTACGTCGCCTCCAGTGATAGTTAATCCTGATGCGTCGCCATAAGTATCTACAGTTACAGCCTGTCCCACTACGTCTTGTACATATGCTTTTTGAGTTGTAAAGCCTTTAGATACAACAAGCGTCATTCCTTTTCCGATCAAGTGACCTGCAGGGAATGTCAAAGTTGTAGCGTCTGCTACAGCAACATCATCATAAGCAATGTGTAAACGTCCTTGCTCTGACCAAGTAATTACGTCAGAAGCCATAGGCATTTCAGCGCCTACCATACGTAAAAATCCAGAAATAGTACGATTTCCATATCGCTCTACTTCTTTCTCATATACCTCAGGCAAAAATTGTTGCGTGAAGTCTAAGTCCGCGACAGAAAGGTAGTTGTCTCCAAACAATCCCTTAATAGGTCGTGGTGTTAAATGTGCGAGAGCTGTTGGGCTCCCAGTAAAAGATCCAGCCATTTTATAAATTTTTAATGGTTATTATTTTCGTTTTTTAACTTTAAAACTACTCGTGCTTACTGCATCGCTTTCAACCGTGCGTATTGTCCAACCATTTTGTGTTGTTACTTTTTCGTGTCCCCGTCTAGGGTCCATATCAACATTTTTGGTTCGAGCCATGCTATCTTTCACTGCATCGGCTTTGCCTTGCTCGTAAAAGTGGTTTGCAATTGCATCAGCATTCATAGCTGTGAATAAAGACTTATGATAACCCTTAGCGTCTGACATTTCATTTTTATCGTTCAAGAACTTCTTGACAAAATTATTAATGTCGCTTTGAGTTTTCTTTACATCTCCAGTATTTTTAATTTTAAACCTATACTTCTTGTCTCCAACAGAATAATCAAAACCTTTGAAATTCTCATTAAAAACGTTTTCGGTTTCAGTTAAAAATATTTTCTTTTGCGATTCAGCCATTTTAGTGACCTCTTCGTTTTCTTTATTATAGCGGTTGAAAAATTCAACTGCCTTTTGCTGTTCCTGTGTTAAATTAGATCCAGCTTTAATATTTTCGTAATATTTGCTTTTTAAGCCTTCAAGATGTTTTTTAGCTTTAGCGGCTTCTTCTTTAAAGGCTATTTTAGCTTTTCTAATATCCCTTGGCTCATCTAACTCTTCATCATATGAAAAGTCTTCCATAAGAATATCAATATCTTCTTTGTCTAAATGCGGCTTAGTTGTTTCGTAAAATTCACGAATTAACTGCGCTTCGTTTAATTTAGAATAATCAGTATTTAGTTTTACATAATCATCCAGGCTTCCGCCTGTGTCATTCATAAAGTCAACAACTTTTTGAATATTTTCTGGCAAATCAATACCAGCATCAGCTTCTACTACAGCCTGTTCGACTTGCTCAGTGAGCTCCTCTACTGTAGCAGCGGGCTCTTCCGCTACCTCATTATCGACTATTTCTTCTAGCGGTGCTTCTTCGGCTTCCCGTACTTCTTCAACCACTTCTTGGCTGTCTGACGCGTTTTCGGATTCTCCGACAATAGCATCGCCGTCATCTGCGCTTTGCTCTTGAACGGCATCTTCTTGTGGGTTATTAAGTTTACCTAAATCTAATTTTATTGTACCATCTTCAGCGACTGATGCGCCAGTGTCTGGTTTTTCTTCAACAACTTCGTTTTCAGCTGCTGGTTGTTCTTGGGTATCTTCTTGTACCTCAAGTAATTCTTCTTGGTTTTCTGACATGATAAAATATTATATAATTGTACATTACTATTATTACTTAGGTTCAAAGGTTCCTAAGTCAAACCCTCCGCCAATTATATCGTTTCCGCCGGATTCGAAGTTTTTTGGTGGTGTATTGTTTTTTCTTTGCTCAATTAATTCGCTTTGCTGAGACGCTTCCATCTTTGAGCGATCATCTTTACGATCTTCTTTTTTGCTTTCACGCTGCTTGTATAGTTCAGTTTCCATGCCCTTGAGTTGCATGTTATAATCAAACTCCTGTGCCATTAAAGCTTTCTTCGCTTCAACCTCCGCTTCCAACTTTTGTAAATCCAGCTGCCCTTCTAATTGTTTTAGTTGCGCTTTTTGTTGCGTTATAGCTGCTTGCTTTTGTACTTCGGCTTGTGCTGCCACTTGTTGGGCTTGAGCATTTGCTTGCGCCTGCGCTTGCATATTTTGCTGCTGGATAGCTTGATCCCGCTCTTGTTTTTTCTTGCGCTTAATTTTTAATAGCTGATTAGCTAATTTTAAATTTTGTACTTGACGTATATCTATAGCGTCATCTAAGTCTATTAAACCTGCCGACAATGCTGTTTGTATGTTGTTTTCAAGCATTTGTTTTTCTTCATCGTCTGGCATAAGCGTTAAGAATATACCAAAATCATACAAGTGCAAATTATTCATTTCAGACAAGGTGGCCACATTATGCGCTCCTATCTTTTGTATAAAAGCTTCTCTAGCTGGAGAATACTCTATAATATCAGACACTCTTAAGGATAAGCACTCAGCTAAATGAGCTGTTATATTTAAACCTGCCTCTAGTATATGCCTTGTAGCTGTATTACTATTTGCCGCGGCTATTTTTTGTATACCCACTAAAGCCTTCCCGTCGGGCATACTGCCATCTCTTGCTTCGTTTAATCCGGTCACATCGCGGATCATTTGCAAATAATAGTTGTAGGTATTTATTAAAGCTCCCAGCTTATTACCGCCGCTACCGCTTGTAATTTCTTGAATAGGTATTTTACCTGGGTTCATATCCCCATCTTGCGTAAATGATCTACCAATTACAGAACCTGTTTGGAAAAACATATTTAATGCTTCCTGCGGATTATAATTTGTACCATTACCTAAATCAATTTCAGCCAAACCGTCTGCGTCTAAATAAACGCCATCTGGCACCATTCGTGATAGCAATTGCTGCAACTTTAAATGTGTTAACTGAACCATATCGGCAAAGCCAGTAATACGATCAACTAATGATTCAATTTTACCTTTATATATTCTAGGCGCATTAATGCTATAATTCAATAACACTTTTGAGCTATCACTTTTTGGGCGCATCATATTTTTGGCAAGCTCCCATTGTAATAAATAATCAGTGCCTAATATTAAAACCCCCTCGTATAATACCTCAATAGATCTTGATAGTTTGCCATACTGCTGCTCTAGTACTTCAACTGGCGGATCAAATGTATCGTCCCTTAATAAAACTTTAGACGCTCCCGTAGCGGTCTCTTTAATTTTATATACTTCGTTCATGTATGTTTTGTAATTGAAATACAATACTTGAACTGTATTAGAATCCGTTTCATTATAATTAGAAAGCGTTCTATCGTAAAACCCGTTATTTTGATAACCTTGTTCGGATATTCTTTTTAAATCTTCATCTGTTAAATCGGGAAACTGTTTCTTAATCTCGTTAATAGGTACGTTTCTAACCTCGCCACAATAATATATATCATCAAAATAAGGTGAATCCGTATATGACCAGACTAAATTAGCAGGATCAACATAATCAATTACAACACCTTCTGACTTACTAAATCTATTTTTAACAGCGCCAATACCTATGGTGGTTAAATCATATATTACTCGCTTTTTTGTTAAATCATAATTATTGCCATTTAGTAATACATTTATGGCTTGCTCTTCCGCAATCTCTACCGCTTGCTTATAAGTTAGCTGCATATGCACGTCTAACTCTTCTTGCGTTTCTGGTAAAGTTTCAGGTTGGTTTTCGTATAAGTTTACTCCAAAATTATCTTTAGCAAACTCATTTAATTCTTTTGTTTGAATATCTCTGATTATACTAGCTAAATATTCTGTGCGTTTTGCAACGCCATATGGATCTTGCGAATATGCTTTTATATCAAAAGCTCTTTCTGAAATACCATTTACAACAATATCAACAAACTTAGGTATAATTGGAACTGGCTTCCAATCTATATTTAAATATGATAAATCACCATTAATAGATAATTCATCTTTATATTTTTGTATTGATTGCTCGCCTCTAGCGTATAGCCTTAATCTATGAAATGTATTTTGATTACTTCTATATCTATTAGTGCCAGAATCGGACTTAAACCATTCGTCTTGAATTGCCCTACCGACTCTTAAACCATATTCAGGCGACATTTTTTCTTGGTCGCTAGCAACTTGGCTTGGAAAAAAACTATTTATAACTGACTCAGCCATACTTTATTTTATTATTTCCGATATTCCACCGGTGTTTTTGTATCTTGCAATACTTAAATTTAACTTTGGTTTCTCAACTCTTGGGTTAGGCCTATATAAGTGCCGATTGCATGCCATTATCGCTAACCCTGAACTAATAGCTGCATCAAATTTTGTTCTTTTGTTTATATCAAACTTAGCCCAATCGTTTAAAGTACGATTAAAGTACATTGTTCCGTACTCACCATCTCCTTTAACGCCAACGTGGCTTTGTATATATGTTTCGATAGCAGCAGCGTGTGCCTGCTTAATATCTTCAGACGAGTTAGGTATACCGCCTATTTCTTTTTCTGCAACCGAAAGTTTGTTATATAACTTATCCGGTCTATTCATAGAGTAACCTCTATAGCCTCTTCGCTTTAAGTAATAAAGCAATCGAGGTTTGTTATTTTCACAAAGCAATGGCATTCCGTAAAACACTAAAGCCATAAGCACATCTTCAAAAAACATTTCAGCTGTTTGCGGCCTGGCCACATATTCTAAAAAAAATGTGTTTGGCGGCGCATCTTCCATACTAAAAGTTGTTAACCCGTGTAAAGATCCTTTAGAACCTTGTCCGTCCGTAGTTCCCGATATATCGTAGCTATCACACCCAAAAGCACCTATGTGCTCATTACCTGGATGCTTTATACCATTTTTAATTACCTGTTTATTTTGCAATGCAACTTTAGGCACCCAAGAAACTTTAAATCTACCATTAGGGTTTGGGCTAAACATTACTTTAGAATCTTTAACGCCATGCTCCCAATTAAAGCTACCTGTTGTTATAACGCCTGAGCTTTTTAAATCTTCGTTATAATCTATTTGTTCGTATATTTTTACTAAGTTAAATATGCTATTTTTAGTTTCATCACGAAACGCATGCTCCTCTGTACGCGGAAACTGCCTATAAAACTCATTTAAAGCGTCCTGATCGCCTTTTAATCCTTCTACCTCATTATCCCAGTGCTCGATGACCCCGACCTCGATAGCGTCGCCGTGTGGGCCAATGCAATCTGCTGATGGGGTTTCGAATACAGGCATTCCATAAGAATCAATGAATCCCTCGTAGTTCCATTCCATAGGTATGAACAAAGAATATAATCCTGACTTAGTTTGTCCATTGCGGTTTCGTTTTGTAACGTCTGAGTCATTATAAAGTTTTTTAAAGTTTTCGCCACCTTTGTCTAGCGCGTTTGATGTTGATCCCATCATACACTTACCTATAACTCTGCTACCTAATCTTAATGTAGTTTTTGTTACGCGCCAGTTATTCAATATGTTATCTGGCTTTTCCCACTTACCGCTTTCATCGTGTACTAACAGTTTTAGTTTTTCACCATCATAGCTGTTATCACCTGTATTTTTCCAGTCAATAGTTGTATCTAATCCTTCTAACAACTCTTGATCCTGTTTGTTTTGTATTGACTTCCTTGTGAGCCTTGAAGCTGGTATTCTATACGCTAGCTCTGTTTTCGGACGGTCCATACCGTCTTGTATTGGCTTAAAGAAAAATGGATAGTTTACAGATATTGGTACTACCTTGTCTGTAAACATTTTTTTAGCGTCAGAACCGGACTTTGATAATATTCCGAATCGCGCATCGCTTGATATTGTAGCCATGTTAACGGTCTCACCGCTTGCCATGAATGAAAATCCTGAACGTCTATTTTTGAGGTAACACATACCGTAGCATCTCTGGTCTGCTTTGCAAGCTTCCCAAAAGATGAAGAATAATCTGTTGGCTTCCCTAAATTCTGGGTGCCCAACGTCAATTTTAGACCATTGCAAGTACATAAAGTGAGTGCCAGTAACGTAAGTGCCCACACCCTTATTATTGAACCAATGGCCGTCTTCGCGGCGTCTGAATTGTTCATCTATATATGGTTCCCATTTTTCTTTAAAGTCGTCAGGATAATCGCGCCAATCAAAAACGCTTTGTATTCGTTTTAGTTCCTTTGGCAATTCCTCAACAACCCATCTGTCATTTGATTTATTTATTTTAGCTGGAGTTTTAGGTAACGCTATCTTTAAATTTTGTATCTGATATATGTCACCTATTTGACCGTTTTTGCTTATAACAACAATATCATGCTCTTTGTTATAACCGTAACTCCATTTTTTGCTTTTATTTAACCTAGATATTGTGGTTTGCTTTATGGGTGTTATTATGCTATATAAAGTTTGCTCGTACATTACTTAGATCGTCTTTCTGCAAACCCTGAAAAAGCTTTTTTCTTTTCTTCCTCTACAGGTTTATTTTCAAGTATAGCTTCCTCTTCTTGAATACGCGTTAATATTTCAAACGCATCAAATATAGCTAGCTTTTTTGTAGCAGCAGCGTTCTTAAGTCTATCAGCAGATATATCATCGTCTGAATCAACTATAGGTTCTTTAGCTACCTTTATTAACTCCTCAACTGCTCGCTGTCCAGCTTGGATTATATTCTTCTTCGTCTCCTTGATATTCATATTTGATTGTAATTAAATTTGTTGGAACACGATATAATTTTTCTTTATTTATAATAAACTCGTACTCTGCGCCAGGTCTAAAACCTACAAGATCACCTTCTTTAACACTTTTCAAACTAGGGTCCTTATATTTAAGCACTCCCATTAATGGTTTTTCAAAGTTGATTGAAAACATTTTATTTTCTTTTAGTGGCTTAACAAAGTTAAACCCATCTAGCGGGATCCACTTATATATACGCTTGTACGCAAATATTTGATCTGGTGAAACAAAATACATATTGTCTTTATAATAACTCCTGCTATTTTTTTCTTCGCCTCTAATATCTCGAAACCTACGGAATACATTGTGGTGTAGTATAACCTCATCACCTTTACATATACCCGTCGGATTGGTTGCTGGCGTAGCTATAACAATACCTATTCTTGAAACAAAATTATGGTTTTGTAATTCTGTATTAAGTATTAATTCTTGGCCACCTATTGTTTTTGTATTGTTATACCTATCTTCTTTAGGCATAATAACAAAATCAAAAACGCCTTTCATTAGTAATCAATATTGTACTCTATGGCTATTGCCATATTTTTATTGAAATCTTTCCAAGGTATTACGTCACTACCTTTTTGAATATAGATAGAATACTTTTCTTCTTCTTCTATAATATTAACTATGGTATGACCGCCATACACTTCCTGACCAACAGAATAGTGCATGGCGTCATTTTTATAGTCTTTCCCTATACTAATCTTCCTTAGCAGGCTCACGTAATTCGCCGGTATTAATATCAATCACCTTATCTCCATACTTATCTTGCAACTCTTTTTGTTGCTCATCAAGCTTTGTTTTAACTTGAGCAAATGTATGTAGCAGCTCATGCTTTTGTAATTCTAATCCGCCGATCTGCGATTGAACACTATTTAATTGTTTAATAATGTTTGTTAGAACTTCTAGTTCTTCTGCTGTTAGTTTTTCAGGTACTAAATTTACTTCTTTTGCCATTTGATTTAATTTAATTATTATTGCTGGATTTCTTTGCTTTTTCCCAGGTACGCCCAACAAAATACGCCCCGTAGACTGTTATTAATAAAGATTGAAAAATTGGTATATAGTCTTCAGCTATTTTAAACTCTCCTATATTACCATCAAAAAAACATAGTGCTGTAAATATAACAGTCAAATATATAAGAACCATAGGCCTTATGTTTTTAGATAAAAACGAATCTGAATTCATATCCGCTTCCCATCTTGCTGTTACTTGCTCTTGCGCTTCTTTATCTGCTTTTTCTAGTATCTCAGTTATTAATCGCTGAGCTTCTAATTTTTCTTCTTTAGTTGTAGTTAATTTATCAATGACATCACCGACTTCTTTAATTACTCCGCCGGTAAGCCATTCCCATATTTTTTTCATTACTATTTTTTATTAGCTTCTTTTACAATAGCGGCGTAAAGACCTGGATTTGGCTCGCTACCGCTTGGGCCAAATTTATCTGTTTGACCTTTTGTTTGCTTAGCAGTTGCTTTAGGAGGTTCCTCATTGCTTTCTGGCTGCTCATTACCTTCTTTAATGGAATCCATACCTTCTTTTAAAGGCTCGGCCACGTCTACAAACTTGCTGTTTTCAACGCCGCTCATTAAGCCTTCGTCAGGGCTGTAATCTATTTCTGTTTTTTTTACTGCAGAACCTAAATCTAGTAAAGGGTCTTGTACTTTCATTCCCTTATTTGTGGAATGTTGAATTCTTGCTGTAATTGGTTTATTATATCCCATTGTATTATTTTTTATAAGGAAACATTTTGTTTAACTTTTCTTTACGATGCTGACATCCACAGGGAATGTTCAAACCCTCAGATACCTTATCAACCACGGTTTTAATTCCTGTGGCTTTAGTAATTTTTTCCACTGTATCGCCTAAACCTTGTGATTTCATAATATTAGCATTTCCATCTGCGTCTTGCAGCGCAAATTCTTTTCTTTGGTGTTTTTGAACAGTTGATGCCGTGTTGTTTCATTTGGCCTTTTGATCTAGCGCAATAAGACGTTCGTCTTTTACCACCCCCTGGTTGAGGGGCTTTAAGATTACCACCTGTCTTTTTATTGTAAGCTTTTCGGCCAGCAGCCGTCATACCAGCGCCTTCTTCAGCTGTCAAAAAATGTCTACCTTTTCCTTTTGTAGTCTTACGGAGCTTTTGCACCATAGAACTTGCTGGTTCTTGATTATACATATATTATTTATTAAAGTAGTTTTTCTTTAATACTGTTTTTTTCGGGGCAGCGCCTAAAAAATTACCTACAAGATCACCCACGTCTTTCGCGGCGCCTAATCCTTTTTCTTTAACATCTTTAGCAATCTTTGCTATATTTTCACCAGCCCGCTGAAAATCAGTGGGATCATTTCCAGCAAAATTCTTAGGGTTATCTGTAATTCTTTCTTTAGCAGCATCAAGGTTTTCTCTTGTTTTTATAGTTTTGTGAGATGACGTGCCATGCCCACCTTGGTCTTGCTGCACTTTAAATTGCTTTAATCTGTCTCTTATATTTTCAGCCCTACTAGACGCTAGCTTGCTTTTTCTATCAAATATACCGGCTTTTTCTGTTTTACCTCTTTTCGTTAAACGCTCTGCTCTATTTGCATATCTTCTAGCTTGTTTTTCTGACTTGCCAGACAAACGTTCCGCAATCTTTTGTCTACGGAAATCTTTACGAATATCAAAAGTGCTCATACCTTGAGCATCCTCATAGTCAGGGGTTACCTCTGGATCTTGTTTTTCTTTATTCGGGTCCTCGCCTGGCGTTGTGATTGTTACTTCTCCAGGTCCCCCGGATACGCCAGTGGCCGCAACCATACCAGCTTCGAATCCTTCAGGATCTTTTTTACGCTGCCCCTCTCTGTCCGCAACGTAGGCATTATAATCTTTGTACATACCAGTTGTTCTCACACCATCTATGTCTTGATCATAAGCTTCTCTATACGAAAGTCTCTTTTTTGTTTTAGTGGTTCCCTCTGAGCCTGGCGAAGTTATTGTAGTGTCGGTTCGGCTACCATAAATATCAGATCCATTTGTAGAAGCTATCGGAATGTCTGATGTTGTTGACACCTCTGTAGTAGATGATCCTGCAGATAAATCATCTTCGGTTTGTTTAAGTAAAGAGTTCTTCGCGCATGAGCGAGATGCTATTGCTGTAATTGGGTTTGCCATAATTATGCTTTTTTAGCCTCGGCTTCCCATTCAAGGTTACCGCCTTCCGGCTCATTTGTTGTTTTATTTACTATTCTTCCACCAAGCCGCTGATATACTCTAGCTGGTGACTTTGTATCTTTTTTCCAAGTGACTTCTTCGTTTGTGTATTGCAAACGCCCTGTTATCATTTGGTCGTGATGAGCATTCTCTTCAGGAATAGAATCACGCTTTTCTTTTTCACTTGCATTTTCATTTACAAATGTGGTGCCGTCGCGATTAGCTTCAGCTATAATACCATCGCCTAAATCTTTTTCAAACACTGGCCTACCAAACTCAGATAATTCTTCGTTGTAGCCGAAAAGCTCGCCTTTAGACTTTAATTTAAAACTCATTAGTAATCGGTATAGCTTTTAATTTCTTTTTTAGCTTCTTTAAATTTTTTACGCTGTTCTTTTATAAGACCTTTTTTAACTTTACGTAATTGTTTTTTGTCAACAGAGGTATTATTTTTAGGCTTAATAGAACTCATGTCAGCGTTGGACGTTGGCATGCTGTTGTCTGTATTAACGATACCTTTTGATTCTAAAGTAGATACTTTTTTTGTAGGTAATCTTTTTAGTTCTTTACTGTACGTTTGCTTAGGCTCTGATTTAATAATTTCTTTGCCCAAAGGCTTTAGCTTCTCCGCGATCATTTCTTTGCCCAAAGGCTTTAATTTCTCCGCGTTCATCGATTTGCCTGTCTGCTTAGCCGCAGCTTTTGGTGCACCTAGTCTATTTGGCCCTATACCTTTTGGTCCCATACTATCTTTCTTTATCGTTAATCATATCGTCAATAGCTTTGTTATAAACTTTATCGGTATATGTTTTGTTTTTATAAAATGTACTTCTCTCAGATGTTGGCAAATCTTCTTCTGCTAACATTATTCTGTATATTCTTTTAATTAGTAGCTTACACTTATTTGATGTTTTATAAACAGCATACTTAGACGTAGTACGGTTTCTTTCTTTAAATACATCAATCCAGCCATTCCGCCTTAAGCGTTCCCACCGGTTTTTATCCCAGCTGTAAGTGTAAACACCGTTAATAAAATCATTACGTGTAAAAAGCTTTTTGCAATCTAAGTATATAAGAAGCTCTAAATCTGCGTCTTTTAAATCGTAAGTCTTACAGGCCCATCTTCTGATAAGCCTGTAATACTTTAACAAATTCATATCTTGCAGGTCAGTTCCAGTTAGCCTCATTCTATAAGCACTATATCTGAAATCTTTAACACATAATATAGGTCGCCATTCCATTCAATTCCGTGACCGGCGTGTTTATCGTACCTAACAATGTCTCCGTCTTGAAGCATGTCTATTTGATCACCAAAACTAACGACCCTGCCTTTAATATATCGAACATCTTTGTTCTGCTTTTCGGTAAGTTCAAGGCCGCCAACTTTCGTAGGCTCCTCTTTAATTTTATCTACAATTACAAAATGATTTATTGCTTTCATGCTAATCGTTTATTACTGATTACACAATCTGCAGATATAATAGTTGTAACAACACTTACCGCATTCTTTAAAGCTGTTTTAGTAACTAACACCGGATCTATAATGCCGGCTTTAACCATATTAACATCTTTACCTGTTTTAACGTCTATACCTCTGTTTTTGATTTGAGGATAAACTACTTGCATATTAGCGTTTTCTAATATAGTCTCATATGGTGATCTTATTGCAGCAAGCAATATCTCCTCACCTTTATTTTTCGGCTTAATCAGTGTAGAAGCATTCAGCAAAGCTACACCTCCGCCTGGAACTATACCTTCTTTATAAGCGGCTTTTGTCGCATATATCGCATCTTCAATACGATCTTTCTTTTCTTTAAGCTCAACCTTAGAGTCAGCTCCGACATAAATTATACCGACTTGACCAGTTAGCATTGATAATCGTTGCTCTAATTTTTTCTTAAAGAACGGATTGGTTTCTTCAGCTATTTGCTTTTCAACATCCATTATTCGTAGAGCTACTTCTTCATTTGCTTCAGCTACTTGCAGAACAGTGTTTTTATCGTCCGTAACAGCCTTAAAAGCTTTTCCTAATACATTAGGCTCTATGAAGTCTAAATCGTCTCCTAACTCTTCGTTTATGATTTGAGCGCCAGTGAGTATTGCTAAGTCTTCAAGCGTTTGCTGCTTAGTTGGACCAAAGCCAGGTAAATCAACTATATTTACTTTTATATTACCTTTTACTTTATTAGCTAATAATGTTTGATACGGCTGTTGATCCATATCCGCTACTATTAGCAGGCTCTTTTTATTTTTAATTACAAACTCTAATACGTTTTGTATTCTTCTTATATTAGGTATCGGTGAAGATACTATAAGAACATATGGGTCTTCTAATGTAGCTGTACCTTTATTTTTATCCGTAGATAAATGCGAGGATTTTAAACCGCTGTCAAATTGCACGCCGTCAACAAACTCAACATAAGTTTCGTTTGTATCAGACTCTTCCATTAGAACGACTCCATTTTTTCCAACTTTTTCATAAGCTTGTCCAATTTTATTTCCAAGCTCTGTGTCGTTGTTGCATGAAATACTAGCAACTTGGTTAAGCATTTCACCTTTAACTTCAGTACTGGCTTTGTCAAGATAAACCATAACTTTTTCAGCACCACTAATAATGCCGTTTTTAAGTTCTCTAACTTCTTCTTCATTTAAATGCTTATTAACTGTTTTAAGTAAAGAATGCGCGAGGACGGTTGATGTTGTTGTACCGTCCCCGGCTTCTTTTACTGTATTACTTGCCGCTTCTTTTATAAGTGTAGCGCCAATATTCTCAACCGGATGTAATAAGACTACGCTTTCCGCAACGGTTACACAATC